CTTATCGTCACAAATTATTGACCTCTACTCTATTACCATTTGTCCTCTTAACTTTTGTTAGTTACATATAAAAAAAAGACATTGGACTTATTCTTTTTCTTTTACCTACTCATTTTTATTATACAATAAATGATTGTATTTCAATTAGTCTCATTACAGCCTCTCTATTATATTTCAATGTATCACATACTTCCAAATATTTGTTTTCATCAATCACACTATGCTCTGCTAATTCTTGACTATATTCCAACTCGTCATTATATATCTCATCTAATTTCTCTGCAATCTTTTTTATTAAATTTTCAGGTGCTTTTTTTTCCAAACACCCATATAACATTAATTCCGTTTTAAATTTGTTTATATATTTTGTGTGCAGTTTAATTGCTATTTTTTGTCTTTCATTTGGGTTACCTTCTTCGTCTACCCATTTATCACGAACACAATCAATTAATCCTTCGCTTTCTTTCATACATTTTATATTCTGTTTTCTATACTTATTGATATAGTGCTGTGAATATTGTTTAATTGTCATGGTTCTTAATGATTCATCGTCGTCTAATATTTCGTATGCACTCATTTTATCACTTGCTTTTGCTCTTACTTTTATTTGCTTTTTTACAATACTTATTAGAATTATAAAAAATTTCAATTTTTTTTTTACGCTATATATTTTTTCATTTTCAAAAAAAATTTATGTCGTATGATTAAACATTATTTAGATGAATGCCTGTACTGATTTGCTGTTAGTATCGACTACCATCACAACATCGGATAATCCCCAACTTTGGGTAGTAACACTTGCGTTAAGAGCAGATCCCAAGAACAAATTCAAGAAAGGAGGAGCAGCACGAGTATTGAGACCGCTGAATAAAACACCACCAACCTTTTCCAAATCGTAACCGTAGAATGCACCTGAAGGGTAATCGATTACAGATAGAGCACCTTGATTAGAACCAGCAGGGGCGTCACGAGAAGTAGTAGCAGGAAGAACCAAACCGTTATCAGCACCAGTAGGGACTGCGGCAATACCACCGACTGAGTTATACATTTCACGAGTTACGGCTGTTCCGTATGCCTTAGGGATAGCACCACCTAATGACTGGATAAGCACAGCATAACCTTCGGCAGGACGCTGGACGTCGTTGATTGGAAGATTTGGAAAGTAGGCACCTCCGACTTGTAACTGACGGCTGGTTGTTCCAATATTTATAGCATCATAAGCACCGTTTGGCGATACTAAACCTTGAGCAGTCACAGCGTTGGATTGACCGAACTGATGGAATACCGATTTCACAGAGCTGTTTCTGATTTGGAGCAATGCCTGTTGGTTACCAGCTGAACCACTTGGAAGAGTTACAGCAGAGTTGGTATAAGTAGATGATTTTATATACCATTTACCGTCTTGTAAAGTTTGTCTCAACATTGCGGAAGCTACGTCTCCAACGTCTAGGTATTTAAGGTTTAGCCTAAACTCATTTAGGGTGGGTGCAGTCGTTAAAGCAATATTGGTTGCTACAGCAGTACAGTAAGTAATGATAGGACACAAGTTAGCAGTAGTCATCTGTAACTGCATGTTGTTGACTGATCCAATTGGAAAGTATTTCTCTGTGTTGAGACCAATCAACGAGATAAGAGGAATACAGAAGTTGAAACGGTAAGAACCAGCAGCAACAGGCAAATCAATACCTGATGCAGAGTTAGCATCAGTTCCCATACATATTGAGACACCGCCTACACGCTCAGACAAGCTTACGGTATTTTGTAAAAGGAAGTTTTGGAGAAGACCATATTGGTTTACAGTTTCCAAAGGTGTGTTATTGGAATACAACACAAGGGTATCAAACCAAGATGCAGCATTGGACAATAATTTACATCTACCATTTGTAACAGATGCAGCTGTGCCTACCGTGTAGGTTAAAGTAAAAGATACTGTTGTATTCATACAGTCTAAAAATACAGAGTCGCTCATACCTGAGGGGATTGTGAAACTAACAACTTGAGAAGAAAACTGAGATTGAGTTACAGCGTTTGCTGTGAAACTTATATTACCAGCAGCACCAACAACTTGTGTAATTCCATCGGGGGCAACGTTGACAGAGTAAGAACGAGCGGTATCACTCATAGAAGGAGGTAAGTCATATTTAAGGGCAGAAGGTAGACCCATAGCGGAAGCGGGGAATGCGGACATTTTATACTTTATTCTAATATAAATTTTTTATAGTCTTTTTTTTTAAAGTGTAGAAAGTTTAGGCATTTTAAAAAAAATTGATTTAGATATATTTACAAAATTATAATATATCCAGTATATATAAAATGAGCGAACTTGACATTCTCTTAAATTCCGTTGATAATGCGAACAGCAAAAAAACTTATAGGACTACCTATAATAAACTTATCGGTAGTGGTAAATTCACAACCGATATTTCTGAAACCCCTAATTTAGAGATAATCAAAATTATCAAGGGATTAACCGATAATGCATTTAACCGTAAAACCTACTTAACTGCTGTGATTAAACTCAAGCGTCTAATGGACGTTCCTATTACTGAATTAGAGCTTTACCGAGAGCAACATAAATTAGATGTCCTACAACACATTAAGGATAATAAAATAGAACCTAAAACATGGAAGACAACCTCAGGTCTTACACAGAACCCCGCTGAGCTCACTCTAAAAGGATTTACTGATTATGTCGATGCCTTATATAAAGCAGGACGATATAAAGAATACATAGTAAATTACTTGATTTTACATTACGGAGTGAGAAGTCAAGACATTGACTGTATAATTGTGAATGGACCAAATAAGGTAGCACCTCCTGATGATAACGCCTTAATAGTATACAAAACAAAAATAGACTACATAAGACGTAAGTATAAGACATTTAAAACATACGGAGAGAAAAAATACATAATAAAAGATAAAAAGTTTCTTAAAGCAGTGAATGCCCTTAATATCGAGGACGGTCAGCCATTACTCGACACACCCGAAGGAATGCGACATAAAGATGGTTCTATAACAAAAGTCGTTCAACGGCTTACATATAAGGAAGCAGGTGAAGGTAGGTTGTTTAAATTACTCATAGATGAATACAAATTTAATGAGGCTAAATTAGATGAGCTATCTCAATCACGTGGTACTAGTAGAAACGAGATTATGGCTTCTTACACTAAATCAGACCTTACTGGAGCATAGAAGGAATAGTAATACCAGTTTGCATTATACTCGCTATATTTGTTATTCTCGGTGTCTCCAAATACTCTATGTCTATTTCCATTGTCATGTACCAATCTACGTTATTAAAATTAATAAGACGATTTTGGTCGTCAGTTACATAGATGATAAAAGATGTTATATTTTTATCCTCTATCAAGTATTTGCTGTTTGTTTGGTTCACATAGTTTATCACGCTATTCTGCGGTGCGTTATTTTGTAGAGACAGAAAAATGTCACTGCTATTATCAGTTGAACTATAATTATTCAGTTTCAAAAAATTACTCCTGAAGTTGATTCGGGGCAACGGCAGAAAATTCACAACATAAGGAAGCGTGAGCGATAATGCTGTGGAAGTTACATCTGTATCCCCTAATCCTATGACGCGGTTTATAGTGGATAATTGCGATGCACCGTTTATCGTAAAATTCGTTGTGGTATTTGTAAAAGTAAATTTGGTTGTTATACTGCTATACGTAATACCGAACCCAGCGGGGATAAGTAATAGAAGCTGAGCCATAAAAGTATTCACATTATAATTACCTCGTGGTAATGTATACGCTATGCTGTTAATCACTATAACGTCATTCGTGTAATTAACTACATAAAAGCTATTGGCTACCTCAGTATGGTTTACATTAAGATAAGCGTTTTGTATATTATTCATATGAAACGATAAGTCAGGTAGCGACACATTTACAACTGATTTAAATGAGCCATTTGTGGCGTTAGCACTTGATATATTAAAGGTTCTCGTTTTCGTTTTTATCATCTGCTTTCTCTTGTATATCATTAGAATTTAAATTTTCAGTATCATCGTCGTTAATATACTCTATGGTCGAACTACTGCTAGTCGATGACACTATAATACCTGTCGTGTCTTCTTGAACGTATGGTTTAAAATCTACCAATGCTTCTTTTATTGCTTCATTCTCGTCAGCAATACCGCTTACTATATCACTCGCCATCTCTAAATTACCGTGTTTTGCGGCTACAACTAAAGTAGCCATCTCCTCGTTGAAACCCATTTTAATAAGGGTCTTGATCTCTTGCTTCATCTTGAAGTCACTCATTTTATAAAATATCCGGATATAAAAATTTTAAATGTTTTTCCATAATTAAAGTTAAATTAAAAAATACAATAAATCTTTTTTCTTTATATTATTTATATGGAGCAGTCCAAACCCGAAAGTATATCCGCTGAAGTTCCCCCGCCAAAAAGAAAGTATGTTAAGAAGCAAAAGGAGAATATCCAGCTCGTCGATGTCCCTTTAGAACAGCCTAAAGTTGAAGAGGTTAAAATAGAACCTATACTAACAAAACAAAAACGAGAAGCAAATGAAAAAACAAAAGCAGCATTAGCAAAAGGCCGAGAAAAATTAGCCGAGATTAATAAACAGAGAAAGGCTGAGCGTGAAGCACTTGTTAATGAAAAGATAAATAAAAAGGCTGAGCGTATAGCAGAGCAAAAAGTCAAGATGTTAAAGGATCTAAATTTAGACGAAGAAGATGATGATGAGTCTATAGTAGCTGAGCAACCCAAGAAAAAGGTAGTGGTTAAAGAACCCGTAGTTAAGCGAAAAATTGCACCAAAGCGTGTTGTGTATATTGACGAGCAGGAAGATGACGAGGAAGAAGAGGAAGTTGTTTATAAGACACGACCTCCTACTGCTCCAAAAAAAAAGGTTCAAGCTGTTCCAGCATTCTCAGGTATTCAGTTCTATTAATTTATTTTATTATATTATACTATAATGCCTCCTAAAAAAGCACCGAAGGTTAAAAAAGAACCTGCTCCAAAAAAACCAAGACTTGGAAGAGCTGGACGAGCAGGACGAACTGCCGCTGATAATAAAAAATCACAAAAACTTAAACAGATACAGAAAGTTAACGTGCAAGTTACATCTGGTGGAGGTGGAGGCGGTTCAACTGCTCCCATGCCTTTTATACCTCAGCAATTCCGTGACACAAGCGGAGAAAACGTTCAGCTAATGAACTTGATAAAAAGCGTATCCGATAATTTGGCTCGTGGTAATATTCTCGGCAAAGCTCCTACTCCTGAATTTGTTGCTCCTGAAGTTCCGCCAAATCCAGCGAATGATGCATCTACAACAGAAGCTGTTTTTAATGCTCCAATTAATAATAATGATACTATTCCACAACAGATTTTAAGAGAAGAGAATAATTTACCCAGCGAAGGTAAAAGAAGAAGAAAGAAAAAACCAATCGTTATTTTAGAAGAGCAAGTTGATATGCCCGAGCCTATTTCCATTATGGAGGATATTAAAAAGAAACGTGGTCCTCAAAAGGGTGTTAAGTATGGTTCAACCAAAGAAAAGTATAAACAGGTTGGTTTCCAAGAGGGTGTTCCTGTTGGTCGTAATATACAGAACGAGATGGTAATGGCTGTAGAGCAAATGCAAAATAGAGCAATAGCACCTGGTCAAATGCGATTAGTTCCAACTGAGGAAACGATGGCTAACGCTCCTGCTCAATCGAGTTCATCTGCTGAATTAAATTTTGCTTAACTTCCTGCTTTAAGTTGTTTTTATAATAATATAAGTCACATTATAGTATTATAATTGGATTTTCTCCTCTTTCTTTCGTTTATAATATTCTCGTTGATATTGCTTCATTTGTTCTAATCGTTTTTCTCTATTTTTATTATAATATTGGTTCATTTGTTCTGATATATGTTCTTTATTATCATAATAGTATTCTTTTATTGTTCTACCAGCTATACATTTATTCACACAATTATCTTTATGCTCTCGTATAAGCTGTCCTTCTCGTTTACATAATTGGTCTCTCTTGAAACAAGGAAAATCTTCCAGTAATTCTATATAAGCATCACCATATTTAATTATCTCACTTGAGGCACAAGGTCTCCCTTTTTTATATCCAGCTTTATGTGCTGATAATCGTTTGGTTAGTGTTGAAGTAGTAGAACCAATATAAAATTTATCGGTCTGAAAACTGCGAATCGTATAGATTTTTCCATTTGCGTAATCCATTTATATCTATTAATGTCTGTTTCTCTTTAAGTCCTTTTTAATATATATTATATGTCTAAGTCGTTAATTCTGTAAATTTTGTAAAAGCATCTAATCTGTTTTTGGCTGTATTATAATATGTCTCATTCATTTCAATACCGTAGCAATTGCGGTTTAAGTTTTTACAAGCCAATAATGTCCCTCCTGCTCCACATGTAGGATCTAAAACCGTATCTCCTTCATTACTGTAATATTTAATTAGCCATTCCAAAAGTTCTACTCTTTTTTCTGTCGGGTGAAAGCGTTTCTTTTTTGTATTAACCATCTCAAAATTTAAAATAGACTGCGGCAATCTTGGTTCATGTACCGTTCTCATCTTCTTTAAATCAGGGTTAGAATAACAAGTACTGCTATTTGGGTTTCCAGTATCACTATAACTAACAAGGGAGTGATTAGCATTTATATTATAGGTTGGTAATTTATCGTAAAATACATACATCATTTCGTGCACTCTCATAGGCTGTTTCTTAGAATTTAGATAACCAGTTGGTTTTACCTTATTCCATACCAAATCATAACGAAACCACTTTGGATTGCTTGTAATTAAATCATACCCGAATCGGGTTGTAGTGAAAAATATATAACAGCATTTGTTAGTACATACTCGTTTTAAGTGTTTCCATAGTTCAGTTAAATTTATTTTAACATCCCAGCTGTTATCGGTTGAACCATAAGGTAAATCTAAAATAACTAAATCAATTTTGTTAGTTGGTAGACTATCCAAAACCTCTAAACAATCACCTTGTAATAATATTTGGTTTGCTTCCATATAAATATACTGGATATTTTAATTTCACATGTTTCAACCTGACTTTAGGGAATAAAACAGTAACGACACTCTTTATTTCTTTAAGTTAAAAAAGTGATAATATATATTAGTTGTGTTTTTTTTTTCAAGAATGGTCGAGGAAAATCTAAAAAGGACATTTTATTCTGATTATTTTGTCCTTTTTAAAAAAATGAATTGACTTTTCAAAATAAAAAAAAAAGTGAAAAAAATAACACAAAAAACAGAGTAGTAACTGTGTGACTGAATATGGTAACAAAATGAGTAACACTAATAATTCCTTATGGTCTCAAGAATATATCTGTGGAAAATTAGGGAATTATATGGAAAAATATCAAAAAAACCTTAGGAACGGACAAAAACGTAAAATCCGTGCGTAAAAAATGCGTAAATACGGCGGAAAATGCGTAAGAATTGCGTAAAATGCGTAAAAACGGCGGAAAACCAGCAACATCATAAATGCTCTTAATATAAAATATAAATAATGAATTTGTATTTTATGGTCTCAATTGTTGCGTAAACTTGCGTAATTCCAGCCGTAAACGGCGTAAATCTGCGGAATGTGATTAATTGTAAATCTGTAAATAGTTTTGTTTTCTTTCTGCTTGTTTTTTAATGAGTTCCTTTTCCTCCTCACTTGGTTCATCATCTGTTTTATTTTTTGTGTTAAAAGAACTCACATCATAATTGTATACGGAATTCTCTTTATTCGTAAAAGTAGCCAACTGATGTTTTAAGCTTGTAACTAATCGCTTGTAATCATCACTCGTTACGGTAATTAGTCTTAAAATCTCCTGTCTCCCAAAATTACACGCTGGAGAACTAAAATCACCTTGATGTTTTCCATACAATTTGTAAAATGCAGTTGCTGGAACACCATTAATGATATTACATACAGCACCTGTTAAAGCATGTGCTGCGTGTTTTATAATACTTAATAACACAGTATCAAGTTCGCAACCATTATCGTATTTCGTCCACCCATTCTCAGTCTTAATGAGAAAATTACAGCGTTTTTTATCCGTACAGAAAATAGGACGGTCATTTTTTGGAATCACATTAACAGCATTACAAATCATCTCGATAAGGCTGTTAAACCCTTCCTTATAATCATTAGCATCTATGCTCTTTAAAATAGTTTTAAAAGAACCACCATCTACATTCTGTATGAGATGATTGTATTCTTCATTTACAAAATAGGTTTTAAACTCATTAATGGTAATAGCATCTTTATTTTCCATCGATACTTTTTCAACAACAGTTAGTTTTTCTTCTTGTTTCACAGGAGCAGGAGCAGGAACAGGAGTAAACCCCTTGGATAAATTATCCTGTAACATTTTAATCATTACATCTTTTTGTTCTATAACTTGGTTTTTCTGCTCGATAATCATCTCAAGCATTTTAATTTTTTCTAATAAAACTGTGTTATCATTTACTTGGACAATAGGAACAGCAACAGGAGCAGGAGCAGAATTTTGCACCTTACTTAAGTGCTTATTCGAGGCTAAATGTTTTGTATAATCGTTTTTACGAGAGGTAGAAAAAGAGCAGCATTCACAAACAAAGGTGGAAGACATAGTATATATTATATAAACAAAAAAAATTCCTAAATTCTTTTTAATATAAATTAATATATTCCTAAATAATTGACGGCCGATTTTATAATTTTCAAAGTAAGTATTTCAAAATTATAATTGTATATTACATAGTTCTTTCCATGCTTTTTTATAAGTGGTTGTTTTTGCTTTCGCTGTGAGTATGCTGTCTTTGTTTTTCTCGTATTGCTTTTTCCATAACGCTTGCAAATGTTCGTAGTTTTCTTTCACATACTTTTTATTGTAAATAGCGGTTTCTTCTTTTTTATCTTTCTCGCTCAGGTATGCTCTGTTAGTATTCATCGTTGAATTGTGTTGTAGCCTTATTTTTTCTTCGTAAATTCTTGCTTCTAATTTGTCCTTAACTAACACTTTTTCAATTGGGGTCATCGATGCATTTTTCCAGCCGCCGTTTTCGTTAATTATTCTATATAGTTTAACAGGGTAGCCTCTAAGACAAGCTGATTTATGAGTTGATTTTCTGATAGTGAAGTTTTTGGTCGATCCAATATAGCAAAAGTCGGGATTGTCTAAAAGACTGATTTTGTAAATAATATATTCCATTATATATATATACTCTAAATATTATTTTATTTCGTTTTATATTAAATTATATTTTTTTAATATCAAACATTTAATCCATAATTTGTTTCAGCATCGTATCTTAGAGCTTTTCTCATCTCCTTTATTTCATCGTAGTTATAATAGTAAAACAGATAGTCAAAAATCCTAAATAACCATAGACCCATTGTTTATAATATATCTGGATATTATTTTTAAGCGATTATTAAAACATATATGAGAAAATACCAAAGCTTATATTTGCCCGATTCTAGTAGCAGAGTTTGTATTACTCCAATTTTATTAAATGACGTGACTATATCACATACTACTACTAAACTGCCATGTATATTTGTCTTCTCATATATGTATTGGAAACCGATGTTTTGTATATGGTTTTGTATCATGTCTAAAATTATAAGAGCTTTTTTTCACACCAACTAACAAAATTCTTCCATATACGTTTTGCGAACGAATAGGTCTTAATCATCTTGCGGTCTAGTAGCATTTCAACGTTAACGCTAATTGCGTCTAATTCTACCTGATTAATATTTGTGAATATTCGCTTATAAATTTCGTGCAAAACCAATAGCTTATTTATTTTCTGTTTGTCTTTCTTACCTTTGTTGGATACAAAATTTTCAATAAGAGTACAACACATTAACAAAAGCTCACAATTGGTTTTATCAGCTGGACTTAAATTTAAATCCTCTTTAATCTTTGTAGAGATACGCTCTACTATCGAATGGACTAACTTGTCCTTAGCAAGAGAGTTTTTTGCTTTTACAAAATCCATATATACTAACAAATAGATTATATTTTATTAATACTTAATTAATTCTACACCATCAAAATATACCTTTACTGATGTAGCACCTTGTATCGTAGTTCCTGCGACGACAACAGGGTTGCGCTCTTTGTTTCGATAATTTAAATACACAGTTCCACCCCAACCAGCGGAGTTATACACTTTTAATCCGTATCCTGGATATACTAACCAGTAATTATCTTTATTGTCACAGCCAAGAACATTATAATTACCGACACCTGTTTCACCTGGTATTGCTCCACCATCTGTTGTAGGGACTGCTCCTGATGTTGTAGGTTGCGACATTATATTTGTTAAATCGGTTACGCTGTAAAAAATAGGCAACATAATATTTTGTGCTACGGCAATATTATTTATTATATATACCCCCGCTACGTAATTGCGGAAGCAGTGATATAAATTCCTGCTGGTAAAGGTGTAATCCTTATAAGTATTATAATCCTGTGTTGTTGTTAGTGTAGATGGACTCGCAGATAAATTCCAAGTCACAGTATTTAAAACATTACTACCAAATGCGTTTTGTATTCTAACATATGCAAATATATTATATACTGCCTGTGGCAATGTGGTCGTGTCAAGAGTGAATGTGATAGTGGGTCTTACTACTGTTCCAAGTGAGGGCATACTAAATAATGCCGTATCCGCCAAATTAGCAGTTGTGTATCTTGTTATGCCTGTGTTTGCATCTACAAAACTAAATGTTATTACTTCTTCTTGCCAAGCAGAAGGTCCAATAGCGTATCCGTTTGTCAAATTATGAGTTAGCGAAAAAGCCGACGATTGATTATTACCACACCAAAATTTCAAAACACCGATATTTATTTGTTTTGTTGCGTCTGCTTCTCCTGCGTTTCCAGTATTAGCAAAATTTGCTACGGCGTTATTTGGAAAATTAATCGATGGCTCTTCTCCAACGGCTAAACTTGGATTTGGTTGTAGAAAGGTCGCTTCGTTTAACTGTGTATTAAGGTTTAGCATTCTTACACCAAACGTATCACAGACTATTCTATTATTACCAAGAGTTAGAATGCCATTTCCCATGTTAGTGCAAAAATTTGTATCTACTGTTCCTGATGCGTATATATTATTACTCGTTAACCCAGCATTAAATATCTGTTGTCCTTGAAAAGTTTTAATTGTTGTTGCTGGAATGGTTTGGTTTGTATTCAAGGTCATGTAATTCGCCGTAGCATAATTATTAACGAAAGCAGTCGTTGCTATTTTGGTGCTATTATCTGTTGATGCTTGTGTCGTCGCCGTGACTACACTATTTTCCAAATAAGTATTAGTTGCTCTTACATCGAATGAGGTACAGGCGTTTGTAATTAAAAAAGATGGTGATGAGAAAGTAGTTTGTATTGATGCTCCATTTGTAAAGTATTGACAAGTCCCACCCGATATTAATGTTGTAGGGCTTCTTAGAGTCGTTTGGATTGCTCCTGCTAAATTGTTATAATCACCATTTAACCAAGTTTGGGTAGAATTTCCATTTAAAATTGTTCCTGATATTGTTGTTGTTGGACTTGTGAGATATGTAGTGGTTGGGAAAATATCAACTTGATTGCCCCGTATTGTAGTTGTTCCTGTGCTTGGATTAAATGTGTTGTTTCCTGTGAAGGTGTTATTTAATGGTAATATACTTGCTCCATTTCCTGCGTCGGTATATTGCTTATTACATACTTGTGTTGCGGTTGTCGGGTTTGTTGCCGAAACAGGCGGGACATCAAATGTCGCCACACCAGTAAATTTAGATGTTCCAACCACCTTTAATTGTTCTGTGAAACTGCTCGTATCAGTTCCATTACTAATTTTTAAACCCACACCATTACGAAGCGTAAGGACAAATTCGGGGTCTGGACTACCGGAGCCACTAACGCCAAAATATTGATTTTGGTTGTCTGTTAAACCTTGTGCTATGTAAAAAGCTCTTGCTCCAAATCTTACCTGATGATATACGCTTTCACCGCTAATAGTTCCATTAACTGAAGTATCACTTGTTGTGTTATTCGTTATAGATACTTTACAAGGTTGGTCTGCGGTTAATACATTACCTAAAATAGTTGTTCCAGTAAATGACTTATTTCCCGTGATAACTTGATTTCCGGAAAGTGTGACAAATGAACCACCCGCAGTTGATATTTGTGTATCCACGTATAACTTGTTTGTGTATTCGTTATTTAAAGTCGGGGCTGCGGATGTCAAAGACTGAGGATTGTTTGTGAAAAACTTAGTCCCACTTGTTAGCGTTTGTGTTGTGTTTGTAGTGACTAAAGTAGCAGTAGCAGTATCAATAGCGTCTTTTACAAATTCAGTAGAGGCAGCGTTATTATCATTAGACCCAGCAACAACGGTAGGTACTTGAGCGCTAACTGTTGCTATAAAAGTCTCGCATGTTATGTTAGTTAGATTGCCCGAATCGGCATCAATATTATTTAAACCATCTAAAGTAGGGTAGTTCGACATATATTATAACACTATATAAAATATATCATAAGTTAAATTTCTGTAAAAGTAATAACACACATATAATTTAATGTGCCTGTGCTATTAGGAGGAAAATATTGTGCGGATTGTATACAAAAAACCGATAAAGTAATACGATCTATATCTTGTATATTTTCCATATACGCTGGTGCATTATCTTTTGGCTTGGTATCAAAATATCCATTACCTGCTGTATAAGTCCCAGTTGATGTGATATTCATTTGCCCGTTAAGATTACCACTATATGTGAATATTGATTTATCATTCTGTGCGATAGGTAGTCCCTTTTTAAAGTCTAACTCTATTAAAAATACTTCATCGTTAAAGACTGATTGTGTTGTAGATGCTCCTGTTTTAAATGCGAATGTCATCTTATATTTTTTCTTATAATCCTCTGGATCTCGCACGATAGATCGCATATTCACAGCATAGGTAGCGTGATTATATAAACTTGTTCCAGTCCAAGATGCCGTATCTCTTGATATTAAATTCACCTTAAATGACTTCTTTGGTTTCGTATCCATATTATAGTATATACATATAAAATTATATTATAATATCTTCGCCTATACCTCTTCAAAGCAAATCTGACAAAAATAGTTTTTTGGAGTTGTACCCGACGTGGCGGGTGTATATTGAGTATTCGCATTAACATTAAATACTCTTATACTAATTCTATCTATATCTTGAATATTAGTATAATATGTTGGTTCATTATCATCGGGCTTAGTGCTAAAATATCCTATACCTCTACCCAACCAAGCATCTTGACTTAACAAACCGCTATATAATCTGTTTGTCGTTGTGTATTGTGTGATTGGAATTGCTTTCGCCATATCAATATGCACGGCATAAATTTCAGTAGTAAGAATATTAGCATCTTCTATGCCTTTCATGGAGAACGTCATCTTATACGCTTTTTTATAATCTTCTACATCTCGAACGATCGATCGCATATTTACGAAGAAAGTAGCATTATATAATGAACCAGTCCAACTAGTAGTATCAGTTGTAACTAAATTAACCTTGTATATTTTCTTTGGAGCAGTTTTTACAATTTCCATTTATAATATATGATTATATAAAAATATATTATAATTATGCAAACATAGGAGCAGGGTTAAAATTGCTATTGTCAGCTGGTAAAGGGGCTTGGATAGTTCTCTTAACATCTGCTACACCACGTCTTACAGAACCCTGAACTTGTTGAGCTCGTTTAATTCCAGTTCCAGCGACATTAGAAGCAGTACCAGCGAGAGCAATTGCGGGAGCTAATTCAGGTGCAACCAAAGCAGCAATAGGTAACGCTTGTTGTGCGATATTACCCACTTGTCTAGCAACACCACCTAATTTTTTAAGTCCGCCTTCTACAGCAGAATCTGCTTTGGAGAAAAACTTTTTAGCAGGATTAGCAAATTTACGAAAAAAAGCATTCGGCATCGTATAATATAAATTAACATAAAAAATTTATAGTATCTCTAATCATTCTCTATAATTAACTCGTCCCAGTTTTGGAACATTCTTCCTGTTAGTGTATTGACATAAAAAAACTCATGTGGTTGCTTAAATAAAATTTGCTGTAATTTTTCGAATATGTCCTTATTTATTTCTAAGTGTTCGGTAAGTAAATTATTCATTTCATTCTTGCCGACTTTAAAAACGAACATATCAGTTAAATTCTGTCTCACTTGTTTTGGTATGTTAATGTAGTTCTGACACGCTAACCATAGTGATAGCGATGCGTGTCTCCTGTTGTTAATCATATGTAATAATAGTTTTTCACATTCACCTTTCATTTGCTTCTGTACATCGTCGAATATAATTAGCGTTCTTAATCCCTCATCTCGGTTACCCTGTGCTATATCATAAGCTTCCTGTAGGTTCTCTAAGTTCAGCTCATCATATATATCTCCCTCTTCTAAGTTTTTACCCCAGAAGTCGTTATTGATAGAGCCTCTAGAATTAGGCGGACAGAATAAAATAATCTTATGATAAATCCGCTTGAATAATGGTTTGCTTTTTAAAAAACTAATAAGTAATGTAGACTTACCACTACCACCTCGTCCCAAGAATAATGTAACATTTGGTTTATTCATCAGCGACGTAATTTCGTAATCATCTAATTTCTCGTGCAATTTCCCATCAACACTAAACGTTGGCTTATTTAACTTAGGTGCTTCGTTGTGCTTGATATGTATCATCTATATATATGATACATATTATTTTTTTTCATTTGCTAATTTCTCATAGTAGCGTCGTTTCTCTTCTTTTTGTTTTTCATATTTTCTTATAGCAGTTCTTCTCCAAACTACAGGAGCGTATAAGTGTTGCTCTTCACACATCAGTTTAAAATTTACTCCACAGATATTTGTTATATGTTCCATTTTTAATTATTATATACTAACAAAGTAATGCCTCTAAACCATTTTTTTTTGGCTATATATTATATGTTCAACAAGATGGAATATAATAGGCAATATAGTAAGTTATATTACTTGAAGCAAAAGGAGAAGTTAAAAATGAAAGGATTAGGTCAAGAAAATAATATTGATTTAGAATATATGGAAAACAAAAAGAAACCCATCGGTAATTTAGCATTACAACGGAAGCGTTTGGAACGGGAATTAAGAAAGAACGAAGCCCGTGTATTACAGTATAATAAAACACACGGAGAAACCGTTACCACAGCAGATGATAAGCCAACCACGCTGGACTCCACTTTGGAGAAGTAGCCCATCGTGCATTCCGCTTTCTAAATAGTTCTCGGCGTTTCTCATCACGGTGTCCTGTGAAGTCGCTGTAACCAGCTTGACCGAAGTGAATCTTATATCCCTCAGGGTCATAGACCATATACTTCTTATCCTTTCTCGTAGACGGATATATTCTACCGACGCCGTACTTTGTAGCCAACCGTTGAACCTCTTGAATGTTAGTATCGTTCATATAAAGTATGTAATGAAAAAAGTTTTGAAAATAAAAAAACGCCTATATAAAAAAAAAATTGAAATTTTTATAATTATTAAAAAAATACTTATAAAAGCAAATAAAAGTAAAAGCAAAAGCAAGTAAGAAAATGTCTAACCAAAACGTAATTAAAGCAAGTGAAATAATTATCGAGTATATGTATCGTAATGAGGAGAAATCTTTTATGGATGTAATGAAAGATGGAGACAATAAATTAACAACTCTATATAGATTGCAACACCATGTATTCCACTCTGTTTTGATGTTAAAATTTAATGGAGATGAAACAAAATTTAATGAATGGTTTGATGAATTTTGTGATGACAATGGTATATGTGAAATATACGACGATGAGCTTGAAGATGAGGAAGAAAACCATACTTGTCATTTGTGTGGTTACGAATGTGCTGATATGGTATATCCGGATAAAGAAGAGACGCCGTTCTGCGATAAATGCTGGATAAAAGAACAGTTGGATATTAACAGTATATATTATGCTGGTGATTATAATGAAGACGATGAGTTTCTCGAAACCAAATGCGGGTGCGAGATAATCGTTAACAGTAGAGAACACGACGAGTGTCGTTGTGACGATGACGGGGAAAACTGGATATGCTCTGAATGTTATAACGGGGAATATGATGAGAAAGAAAATGCACTAGGGTGTTGTAGTGAATGTGCGGAAGAACTGGTGGATGGTTATTGGTGGAGTAGACCGGAAAGAGGTTTACGGTTTTGTGCTGACTGCGGAGAGAGTGTATTAAAAGAAGAAGAGGAACTATAATTAATTACTCTATCCATAAAAGAAAAAGAATAAGTCCAATGTCTTTTTTTTATTACCATATATGGTCTAAGTAATATTTAATCATACGATATGAAATTTTTTTTGAAAAATGCATTTTACATACAAATAAAAAAAAATTGAAATTTTTTATAATTCTAATAAGTATCGTAAAAATATAAAAAAAGCAAAAGCAAAAGCAAGTAAGAAAATGAGTTATGAGTATGTTGTTAAAACGTGGGTATATGAAACCGAGACTAAGTCTATTGAATATAATGGTTTATATGAAACTGAGACTGGTGTTAAAACTTGGGATAATGAAACAGAAGCAACAGAGCATTATGACGATGCTATATTTAACGGGCAATACATTTCAGTTATGTTAATTAAGATTTACCCCGATAGTAATGAAAATCGTGAGACCATAATTTCTGAATGGGAGGAAAGTCTTAGTGAATATGAAGACCCTGATGGAGATGAAGAAGAGGAAGAATGGTTTGATATTGTAGTTGCAAATAAAAAGAAATAAAAATGAGTAGGTAAAAGAAAAAGAATAAGTCCAATGTCTTTTTTTTATATGTAACTAACAAAAGTTAAGAGGACAAATGGTAATAGAGTAGAGGTCAATAATTTGTGACGATAAGTTATGGTCTCATAAGTAAGAAGTCAAGTAAGAAACTTTGTGACGACAAATGGTCTTAGACTTGGCGACTAGTGGTGGCGGATTTGTGACGACAAATTATGCTCTCATAAAACTTAAAATACTTTTTTTATTTGTGACTGAATATGGTCTTAGACTTGAAGGCGATCGGTGGCGGACTTGTGATGGTAAATTATGGTCTCATAAATGTAAAATACTTTTTTTAATTTGTGACTGAATATGGTCTCAGTTTTTGAGACTGAATTTGGGGCTTATG